GAGACTTGGTCCTGCTCTTAATGAATCTGCTGTTCAGCACGATGATCGTGGAAATGTAGTATCTCTTAGAGTTCCTACTACCAAGGTTCGTAACGAAGGCAAAATTCTTAAGTTCAATTGGAAGACTCTTGATCACGAAGTTAAGACTCTACGTGAAGAAGCTAAGCTTCTCGCTCAGAATCCAAATTTCACAAGAGCAATTTCTGATCTTAAACGACTTAACAACATATCCGATGACTCAGGTCTTCAAGAAACTCTTGAAAACATTGTATCAGCATTCCCATCCGTAATTTACCTGACTCAAAATGAACTCGCTTCAGTTGTCTCAGAAGCTTTGGCATCTGCTGAAGTTAGAAATTATGATGACGAAAAATGTACGTTTATGGCTGAAGGCATTCTTAGAATGGCTCACACCGCCTTTAATGAAAAGGTTACACGTATTATGCAACTTGCTAACGTCAAGATTGATGGGAATCAAAAGACCCATATGCAGACTTCCAGAACGTTGTTCACGGATTCTACGCTCATGTGGATGATACCTTCCAAGTAGAAATGTCTGTATTCAGCGATCTCTACACAACACTTGAAGAAGTATACAGTCAAGTTGATCGTGCTGGCGATGAAGTCCTTAAGGGCACAACCGTTAGTTACTTGGAAGAGATTTCTGAAGTTCTTAATGGAAGAATTAAGCCTGATACAGAACTAGCAGAAGAAGTAGCCGAATGGCTTTCTGAATTGCTCGAAACAAACCTTGGAACCAAGGATTGGAACATCAGCAATGGAACTCACACTTCTGTTAATGGAGATCACCCAGATATGGCTATGAAGGCTAAGCAATCTTACTCACCATCAGGAGACCTAGCGGTCGATGCTTGGGGTGGGTCAGGCGGAGCACAGATTGGTCAGGACAGCATGGATTACAAGGGAGGCGGCAATGCTGCTGAAGCTCGTAATAAAAGCTGGGGGAACGTAGGCGGAGACAAAGTGTATCCGGGCGTTTCTAATCCTTATGTGCCATCACCATTTGGCGATTACACAATGAAAGGTGAACCCGGTGTTGATAAAAACACCTTCGGTCAACATCACGGCTCGTGGCAGTCAGGTGATACGTGGCCATCTCTAAACAATCCTTACGTGCCTAAAGCAATCGGTGCTGATGGCTGGAAAATGAAGAGCGACAATCTTGTAATTGATAAATAAGGAGCTAGTTAATGAGCAATAATATGTTACTTGTTGACTGCTGCTCTGATTTTTCTGAAATTACTCTGGACCTTAATGAGTCATCAAAAGATGGTGACAGAGTTAAGTTCCGGGGTAAGTTGCAAGAAGCCGAGGCAGAAAACAAAAATAAAAGAGTATATCCTTTTGATGTACTCGATGAAAACGTTAAAAGATTGAAGTCGCTGGTTGAAGATAGAAGATTAGTGGGCGAGTTAGATCATCCAACAGATTCTATTATCCATTTTGCTAATGCCTCTCACGTTATTACTAAGATATGGTGGGAAGGCAATATGCTCATGGGAGAAGGGGAGATTCTTAACACTCCTCATGGGAAAGTTTTGAAAGCCCTGATTAACGACGGCGTTAAGATTGGCATGTCTAGTAGAGGTGTAGGAAACGGCAAAACTAACGAGAATGGTACTCTTGTAATCAGCGACGGCTACAAGCTTATTACTTTCGATGCCGTAGCCGATCCTTCTACCTTTAAAGCCTTCCAAGAGAAGGTAACAGATAAGAAAGAAAGCGTCGTATCCCACAAGGTTGATAATTATGCTAATACCGCTACTAAAAATGAAAGTTGCGGTGTAAATAAGGTTAGTAAAGATTTGGTTCTAGCTTGCCTTGGAAGCATTGTTAAATCTAAAACAAACGAAATTAAGAGGGAGATTTAAACAATGGAGAAATTACTAGAAGCATTGAAGAGTCTGTTGCCTAAAGATCAAGTCAAAGACGTATCTGAAGCTATTGAAGGATACTTGTCTGATGCCAAGACAGAACTCGAAGCTGAATTTGATAATAAGCTCAAAGAAGCTTATACCGAAATGACCGAAGAAAAAGGTTCTGACGAAGCAACCGCTGAACAGGGTTATCAGCAAGCTTACGCCATTATTCAAGACCTTCGCAATCGTTTGGAACTTCAAAAAGAAGAATACGAAGCCTCACTCGAAGAAGGATATGAAGAAGCTTATAAGCATATCAAAGAAGAGCAAGGCAAGAACGGAAACATTGAAGTCGAAATGTATGAGGAATACGAAAATAAACTTAATGAGATGCGTGATTACGTTGTCGATAAAGTTGATCAGTTCCTTCAGTTCAAAGGTAAAGAGATTTACGAGCAGGCACGTCGTGATGTCGTTTCCGACCCACGTATGGTTGAGCACAAAGTAACTCTTGATCGTATCGTTGAATTGGCAAGCAATTACATCTCTGATGAAGATTTTGCATCTGCTACTAGCAGCAGACTTAATGAATCTGAAAAGATAGTCGCTGACCTTAAAGGTCAGATTAAAATCACAGAAGCTAGAAATATCAGACTAGGAAGCCAGAACGTCAAGCTACAGGAAGCCGTCCGTGATGCGGGCACTCTTCTTACAGAGCAGGCAACAGTTTCCACAGAGTCTGGAAAGAAAGAAAGAGTTGAGAAAGCAACGCAAGCAAGTGGGAGAGGTAAACGGGTAGCTGATAGTGAACTTATCGCTGAGTATGGCGATAATAACAAAGCTGCTAAAGATGATGAAGTTCTTTCAGAACAAGACGAATACCACGATCTTAAAGTTCTTTCAGGACTTGTAGAAAATCAGTAAAACTAGTTAATTAAAAAGAGGTAAAATTTTATGAATATGAATAGCCAATTTCTTAATGAAGCTAAGTCAATTGAGTCCCAGTGGGCAAAAACTGGTCTTCTAGACGACCTAGACAATAGGTTCGAACGCTCTACCACAGCAGTGTTACTAGAAAACCAACGACTCATTAATGAAGTCTCCACAGACACAAGCGACATAGCTCAGTTTAAGAGAATCTCGATTCCTCTAGTACGAAGAATCTATCCACAGTTGATCGCTAACAAAGTTGTTTCAGTACAGCCTTTGCTTGGCCCAACAGGATTGGTCTACTACCTACGGTTCCGTTATTCCTCAAATCAGGGTGCTACCCGTGGGCAAGACCTACAGGCTGGATTCCCAAGCGATGATAGCGTTTCTCTACAGCAGTTAGCTTCCGGTGACGGAAACTTGGATATCTTCTACACTCACCAGTTTATTCAGAACGAGACAAGCTCGACTGACATTGGTGGCGATACGACTTCGGTCTTTAGCCCGCTAGAACATACTCCACTGCTACCCGGCACACTAACTGGTACTGTCTTCGATGGCACTCTTGCTAAGCAGACCTTCACAGTTGACCAAGCTGGTGCTTTCACCTTCACAAATATTGGGTCGCCTGCTGCTCCAACAGCCCTAGTTGCTGGATCAAGCCTTGACCTAAATAGTGGTGAAGTTGTTATCGAATGGACCGCTGATCCCGGAACAAACCATATCGTTTGCTCATATGAATACAATATGGAATGTAACGCCGATCTTCCTGAAGTCAATCTTGTGATCGAAAGTGAAGAGATTGCTGCTAAGACTCGTAAGCTTAAAGCTGTCTGGTCTTATGAAGCACAACAGGACTTGCGTTCACAGCATAACCTAGACGCAGAAGCAGAACTAACCGCTGTCCTTGCTCAAGAAATTAATCTTGAAATTGACCGTGAAGTTCTTACTGACCTTCGTAACAACGCAGGAACAGTATCTGTATGGGACTTTAATACAAGTCTCGGCGACACGATCAAAGAAAAGTACGAAAGTCTTTATGTTAAGATTGTCGAAGTTTCTAACGTCGTTCATCGTAAGACACTTAGAGGCGGTGCAAACTGGCTCGTAACTAGCCCAGAAGTAGCTTCAATCTTTGAAACTGCAACTGCCGGCTTTGCTCCTGCTCCTTCCGAAACATTCACTAGCTCACTCGGCATCCAGTATGTCGGTACAGTGAACAATCGTTGGCGTCTGTACAAAGACCCACTATTCCCACAGGGCCAAATCCTAATGGGTTATAGAGGCGACTCTTACATGGACTCTGGATACTTCTACTGTCCATATGTACCCCTAACACAAACTCCTGTTGTTCTTGATCCTGAGAGCTTTTGCCCTCGAAAAGGAATTTTAACAAGGTACGGGAAGAAATTACTACGGGAAGGAAGTAAGTTCTACGCACGTTTGAGTATTGCTAATTTTATTATTTAATTTTATGCAAGACTTACTATAGAAGCAATAAAAAGCCTGTTCAGAAATGGACAGGCTTTTTTTTATTTAAAAATAAGCTTGATTTATTGTTATGTTTGTACTACGATAGGTAAAAGGGTGATTCGTTAACTTTAAAATAGAAGATTAAACAAATGAAACGATCTGAACAAAATGAAAAAATAGAAGTTTCTTGTCCTGTCTGCAAGAAGAAAAGATTAATCTCTAAAAAAGCTTACATTAAAGGAGGAGGAAATCTAACTGATAAAGTTTATCTGGCTCTAGATAGAAGTTGTGCTCACAAACAAAAGAAAACAGAGGAGCACAAAAATAAAATAAAACAATCCTTAATAGGATACAAGCAAAGTGAATCCCATATAAAAAATAAAAGCAATTATATGAAGTCTCATCCAAAAGCTTGGAAAAATAACATTGTAACCAAAGGAGACAAACTATCGGAAAAGCATATTGAAAAAATTGCTGTGGCTAAAGGAAAGAAAAACAATGAATAAAGAACAATTTGAAGAATTTATTAGGGGTAATAATTTAGTATCTCACGACAAAGTAAAAGTTAGATGTGAAGAATGTGACATTGAATTTTCTATGCAAGTTTTTAAATTAAGAAAGAAATTTAAAAAATACAATAAAATTTTATGCTCCCAACATTCAATGAGCGAATGCTGGAAAGACGATGATTATAAAGCAAGAGTATCTGAAAAGGTTAGCAAGGCGTTAAAAGGAGTTGTCCGTTCGGAAGATACACGTCAAAAGATGTCCGAAGCTAAACTAGCTTTCTATAAGACCACAGAAGGTGAAGCTCTTAAAAAGAAACTCTCTATTTTGACTGCCAAAGGTCATTCTGAAAACAAATTTGAAAATACCAAACGATCAGGATGGTATCATTCAACTAAGAATAATTCTCTTGTATTCTATGGTTCTTCATATGAGTTAAGACTATGTTGGGAGCTAGATCAGGATGATGAGGTTGAATCATATGAAACTCAGATAAATTATGTAGCAGAAGATAGAGGTAGATGCTTAGACTGCCTTGTGACATACACAGATGGCTCTAAAATGGCCATTGAGGTTAAACCAGAATCTCGTCTTACTGAACAAACCAATATTGACCAAATAGCTGATAGTATGGATTATGCTATGTCTCAAGGATGGAAGTTTGATGTATGTACTGAATTAACTTTTGACATGACATGTAAAGAATTAAGAGATTGGGCAGATGTTTTAAGGACGAAATTAGGTGATTTTGATTGGGTGGAATTCCGCAAAGAACAAGGTCGCAAAAAAGCCAATAAACACTATAAAAATAAGATTGCAAAAGATAAAACCACCTTTTGCTGTGAGTATTGCAAGGAAGAACACACAGTTCTAACTATTACCCATAAGAAGAACATTAAAAAGAATGACAGGTTCATCTGTCATAGTGAGAATGCTCATAAGCCTAAGCCCTCTAAAAACAAAAAGATTAACCCTTACGCTGCCGAAGGGAAGAAACAATGTGTTAAGTGTAAAGATGTAAGGTTGTTTGAAGAATTTGGTCTTGATAAGAGTCGAATAGATGGATATGCTAGTCGATGCAAAATGTGCAGAAGAATTATAGCTAATGAAAAGTATAGAGATAATTATTTCAAGGACATATAAATGATATTAGATAAAGAGTTTGAAGCTGCTAAACAGAAAGATAAAATTAAGTATAGATGTGATTATTGTGGATGTATATCTGAATAAGCTATTGCATTAATTATATTATTGTGTATAATGTTAAGACTTCAAACAATTCACTGAAAGGAATGATATGAAAGTAGTTGGAACAATGCAACAACCCCTGTACAGTTTTTATGACAGATATGTAAACAGAAAAACTCTTTTTTTGCCTCTTCACCAACAAAGAAGAGGAGACGCTTGGAGCAAGTCTAAGAAAGAAGCTTGGTTCAAAAGAATTAGAAATGGTGGGCAATTGCCAAGCACCATTACCACTTACACAATTAGAAACGATGAAAATGAAATTGTCTACATCAATGATGGTGCAAATAGAGTAATTCATTCACTCCTTGCATTTGTAATAGGCAATCAGGAAATAGATTGGAAGTACATGCTAGAGAGTGCTAGTATAGTAGAACAAAGTGTAATATATGAATCAAAGGATGAAGCAATAGATCATTACATTGATATTAACACTAAAGGATGTATGGCTACTCCCTATGAAATCTTACAATGCAAATTTGTAGCAGCATTAGAAGATTTCGACCTATTGTGGAAAGACCCCCTTGATAGTATCAACACTATTGTGAGAAAACACTTAGTAACATTTGCTGTTGAGAACGGCCAAAACCGCCAAAAGATACACAAGCACAGACGAGATAGTATGGCATTGTTTTATAGATTTACTTCCGCAGATAAATCTAAATGGAACCCTAATGTTTCGAACAACATTTTGTCTGATGATCCCCGACAATTGAAAAAGCAAGTAGATGTAGAGGAAAAACTATTGTCTCTATTTCAAGAATTGGGTTGTACTGAAATTAAACTGAAATTAGAAAAATTTGATAATTTCTTGAAAGACAGAACCCAATTATTCAAACAAATATGGAAAGAAACTGGTCATGTAGATGGACAAAGAGTTGCTGATACAGTTGCCAGATGGTACTTCACCGTAGCGATTTATCATGCCAATAACGACTACACTATCGAGTGTCTTAGAGAATTTATCAAAGGTTATTGTGAAAGATATCACGGTAAAACAACAATGATATATAAGACAGAGGAAGGGTTTATGAACACTAACGCCACTCTATCCAAACCTCCGGGGTTGGTTGAATTCAAGGCTGTGGGAATGGAAGATTTTGAAAAAAAGAAAAAAAGATTAAAGCCATCTATCCAGCTTGCAGAAGGATTAAATCATAGTCACATTCTTGGAATGTCACATAATCCCGATAATCAAGAGTTTTTAATTGAAAATGCACTTGAAAATAGACATCGATCAAATAGAGATATGACAGATGAAGAATTCGATAGATTATCTTCTCTGGGATAGAAAGAGAATAAGTAGCCCAAAAGCCCAACCACTAGTTGGGCTTTTTTTATTGACACACATAAATATAAGTACAAGGAGGTATTTATGCTTATGTTTAATTGGTTGCGTGAAAATTGGAGTATTATTGTTCGTTGGGGAATCTATGTGTCAATCGCTGTCTTAACGACTGTAATTGCAGAGACAGGAACCTCATCGTTGCCTGCTGTTTGGAGTATTGGGATTAAGGCTACCTTGCAAGGGATTATCGCTTGGAGAGCATTCTTGGATGAATCAATGGCTTGGGCGAAGATAAATAAGAAGAAGTGACTATTTCTTTTTTCTTTGTCCTTTTGGCAGCCAATCAGGAGCTAACTTCTTTATCTCGGCAACAAAATCAGGACAGTAAGACCTGGTAGTTTTTCTATTGTATGTAAATGTATAGAATGCTCTTGCGAGAATGCTCCCATGTTCGGGTTTATTTTCACCATTCTTCGCCATCTTTAAGAGTTGTCGTTTCCTTTTTTTTGTCTTTTCCAACTTTGTCAAAAGCCAAATTGGTCTAATGCTTTTTATTTGTTCTCTGAAGATAGGATCATAAGATTTGCTGCCCGGCGTAATGTATTGATAGAATGAGTGAGCAAGATTTGAGCTAAGATTTGATTTGTCTTCGCTTTTCTTTGCCATTCTTAAGAATTTTTTTTTTCTTTTCATTGTAAGAGTTACAAACCATCTTGGCAAGGATTTTTTAAATTCTAAGTCAAAACACTTGCCGCCTTTTAGTGTATATCTTCTAAGAGCCTGTCCTTCTCTTGTGCTTTTTCGTGGCTTTTCCTCACCATTATCGTACATACTTTTCAATTTTTTCTTCATTTCGGCAACAGGATTTCTTTTAATAAGCCAAGTTGGTACTGTTTCTCTGAATTTCAAATCAAAGGAAACGCTAGATGAATTTATGTAATTGGAAAGAGATTTTCCTTCTTTTGATTTGTAATGTGGCTTTTCCTCACCATCATCATGCATCCTTTTTAGTTCTTTTTTCATTTCGGCAGCACTATCAATAAACCATCTTGACAAGGATTCACGAAAAACTAAGTCAAAACCATTGCTGCTGGGTATTGTATGAGCAAGCAATATTTGTCCTTCTTTTGATTTGTAGTGTGGCTTTGCCTCACCATCATCATGCATCCTTTTCAATTTTTTTTTCTTTTCGGCGGTTGAGATTAATTTGGGGCACCACCTTGATAGCTCTTCACGAAATTTTTGGCTATAGGTAGCACTTCCGGGGCATGTATACATGTATAAATTTTTTGCTTCTCTTGTACTCCAATGTGGTTTTGGTTCCCCATTATTATACATTTTTCTCAATTCTTCTTTTTTTTCAGCAACAAATATAAACCATTTCGGTAAGGATTCACGAAAAGCTAAATCATAGCTGCTGCTACTGGGATCAGTATATCTTTTCAAACACTGTCCTTCTTTTATATTCTGCTGGGGTCTTGACTCACCATCATCATACATTCTTTTCAATTTTTTTTTCATTTTGGCAACACGAGCAGACGCTCTAAGAGGTCTGTCGCAGAACTCATTCCATAAGTCCCAGCTTTCAAAGTCTTTTTGGGTTAGCATTTTTTGAACCAATCCCTTTCTATATGTTTAAACAAATCAGGATGTTTCCTCATTGTCTTGTCCAATCCTGAGTATTTGTTCTTCTGTAACCAGCTTGCACTAGGCAAAGTTCCATCATGTTCTTTAGCAAGTTGTTCAGCAACAATAACCCATTCTTCAGGGGTTTTTTTAATCTTTTTATCTTGTTTTATATGTTTAAATAAATCAGGATACCTCTTCATTGCATGGCCCAATCCTCTATATTCTTTCCGCAACCAATTTGGATTAGGCAAAGTTCCATCATGTTCTTTAACAAGTTGTTCAGCAACAAGAACCCATTCTTCAGGGGTTTTAATTTTTCTATCTTGTTTTATATGTTTAAATAAATCAGGATGTTTCCTCATTGTCTGGTCTAATCCTGTGTATTTATTCTTCTCCAACCACCCTCGACTAGGCAAAGTTCCATTGTGTTCTTCAACAAGTTGTTCAGCAACAAGAACCCATTCTTCAGGGGTTTTAATTTTTCTATCTTGTTTTATATGTTTAAATAAATCAGGATGGTTCCTCGTTGCATTGTCTAATCCTGCGTACTTATTCTTCTGTAACCAATTTGGATTAGGCAAAGTTCCATCATGTTCTTTAACAAGTTGTTCAGCAACAAGAACCCATTCTTCAGGGGTTTTAATTTTTCTATCTTGTTTTATATGTTTAAATAAATCAGGATGGTTCCTCATTGT